AGGCACACTCGGTTGATGGCATCCATAACATAGTACATGACGAGCATTTTCACCTTCTTATCATAAAATTCATGATCTCCTGCGATAGTAGTGTCAACACCAAATTTTGCGAGAATGTGGAACAAATCATCCCACTCAGGTGAGGTTGTGTTCAGCCCAATTGCTACCCAGAAAAGCTCCCTGTTACGCTGCACTACTCTGGCAAAACCAAGGTAGAACATGCGAACAATAACCAAAAGTTCAGCGGGACAACTGAAAAACATTCTCGTTTTCCACGCATCAAGTTTTTTCTTTGACACTGCTTCGTCTTTGAGGTTTGTACCAAACACAGCGTGCAAGCGCGTTCCCTCACGCAATAACGCCATCCATTCTGCAATCTTCTGTTCTATCTCGGGAGTAAACTGCATTCCATCAGGCCACCTATCATCATCCAGCTTTCTCAAGAACGCTTTCTTAGTCTTGTAGTATGGAAAACCCATACTTGTGGACCGCTTGATTGAATCAACATAAGCCATACCTGGAACGCCATTGACTGCTGAATCAAGACAACAGGGACTGATAAGATCAAGTTCAGATTTTGGGAGTTTTTCAAGAATGTGATTCACCCAAACATCAGTTATCTCTTGCAAGATTTCTTCATCCATGTATTTCACTGGTCTTAAAAATTCCCTTAGTCCTGTTTGCTGCGCACGCCACGAGTCCATCACCGGACCATACAACCGTTCTTCCAACAGTTGTCCATTCAAAGTTCGACCGTAGATTTGTGATGCTAATTCAGAACTCACCACATTGTGATGAGGTCGTGATCGGAAAACTTTCAGCTCTCCATGATACATGATATTCCCTTCATCGTGGAAATCTATGTAAGATTTGGGTGCTTTGTAAACCTCAATGTCACCAATAGGAATCCTGCCAACTTGAACCTGCATCTCACGAGAAAAACATTGAAAGTCTTCATAAGAGAATTTGGCAGCAAAAACAACACCAGGATCATCATAGATAACATGAAAACCAACAACAACTGGACCATACCCTGTCAGGGCAATCAATGGTGCTCCACAATTACCCACACTCGTTGGCTCGCTCACTTTTCCTTGAAAAACCTCCATATCAAAATAGAAACCAGAAATTGTTCTTGTTATATGGACTTTTTTGATATTTAATACCTGATGTTTGACAATTGACCCATCTTCCTTCTTGAGCATATAAAAACCATCATACACTCCATTGTAGGATGCTTTCACAAAATTTCTTGAAATCTCACTGAAAATGGCTGGGAAATTTCGTGTTCGGATAATTGCTATATCACGATCCTTCACTCTCTCAATCTGAGATTGTTTCACCATAAACTCAATTTTGGGGCTTACACCTCTAAGCTCATGGTTTCTTGCGAAGTAAACAATAAACTTACAATCACCTGTCATAGGAATTGAATGTGAGTTTGTGAGAAAGTGCTCATTCGACAACACTGTGAGCTGGCCTCTGTTTTTCCAAAAGCCTGTTGAGCCTTCAACGGGCTCAATACAGTCAAAAAGCAATGTGTTGCGTGACAATTTTCTTTCAAACCCAACTAAGTCTCTACAAAGATCGGGTACAAAATCAACAGTGGTAACAGCTCTATCCTCTACAGACCACATGTTAACCTTGTCATCACGCTCAGCTCGTTTAGGAAATGAACCAAAATCTCTCAACACTTGCACCTGTGGGTTTATCTCATGATCAGTGCTCTCACTCACTAACTCAGGACCTACCTCTTTGGGAACCTCTTCCAATGATTGTTCCCCCTGTTGTGATTGATTATAGTAAAATCCTGTAGAAACTGAAGCAGCCACCTCAAGTGGC